ATGATATTGTTTGTAAAACAGGTGAGGTTGTGGTTGTAGGTGGTGTGCGTAGGTCAGCTCTTATATCTCTGTCTAATCTATCAGACCAGAGATTAAGAGTTGCCAAGTCTGGTGCATGGTGGGAAACTAATCCAGAAAGAGCATTAGCTAATAACTCTGTAGCATATACAGAGAAACCAGATGCAGGTATATTTATGAAAGAATGGTTAGCATTATATGAAAGTAAATCTGGTGAACGTGGTATCTTTAATAGAAAGTCTGCTCAAGATAAAGCCAGAGAAAATGGTAGACGTAATGCTGATTGGGACTTTGGTACTAATCCTTGTAGTGAAATTATACTAAGACCTAATCAGTTTTGTAATCTTACAGAGGTGGTTGTAAGACCTACAGATACAGAAGAAACATTACACGATAAGATAGAAGTGGCTACTATACTAGGTACAATACAAGCCACACTTACAGACTTTGGTTATCTACGTAAAAGATGGCAAACTAATACAGAAGAAGAAAGATTATTAGGTGTATCTCTTACAGGTATTATGGACAATAGTTTACTATCTAGAATGAGAACTCAGTTACCAGATGTGTTAGGTAAGATGCGACACAAAGCTGTAATAACTAATGAAGAGTGGGCAAAAAAGTTAGGCATACCACAATCAACAGCTATTACATGTGTTAAACCTTCTGGCACAGTTAGTCAATTAGTTGACTCTGCTAGTGGTATTCATGCTAGACATAATCCATATTATATTAGAACAGTAAGAGGAGATAAGAAAGACCCATTAACACAATTTATGGCAGACCAGGGCATACCTTGTGAAGATGATGTTATGCAACCTAATAACTCTGTCTTTTCTTTTCCTATGAAAGCAGACCCTAGTGCTATTTTTAGATATACTATGACTGCTATTGAACAGCTAGAAATATGGAAGTGTTATGCACAGCATTGGTGTGAACATAAACCATCAGTAACTATATCTGTTAAGGAACATGAATGGATTAATGTAGGTAACTGGTGTTGGGATAATTTTGATACACTATCTGGTATATCATTCTTACCTTTCTCAGACCATACATATCAGCAAGCACCTTATCAGGATATAGATGAGGTACAATA